GTCGTATTGCTAAACAACTCATGGCAATATCTTTATGGCTTGCGTCCCACTCCAAACGCCCACCTTCTATAACATCAATCATTTTTAGTACTAATCGCGTTTTACTTGCCACGCTGTAATGTATGGCCGTTGCTTCACGCGGAAACAACGTGCTGATAGAATCAAAAACACCGGCACCAATGCCCGTCGTATCAACCCCAATGTAAGTCACGCGATATTTAGCGTATAACTTTTGAATCTCGCTAACATGATGCGAAAAATTCAAACCGCGCCAATAGTGTTTTTCAAGCAGCCTAAATTTTTCACCTTTCTTTTCAGGTGGGGCAACAACAACCAAGGTGGCATTGTCGCGTGTTCGTGACGGATCATAACCTAACCACACTTCGCGGTTAGCAAACGGCTGTTGCGTGTTTGGTTTAAAGTCTTGCCACCGCGCACTATCAACCATACATTTTTCAAGGTCGCTAAACTTAAACACACTGTCGGCATCATCAACAAAAATGCACATAAACAAGTTATTAAAGTCGTTCGCGTTGTACTCTTCGCGCAGCTCGTCTATATCAAATAATTCACAGCCGCCGCGCAGGGCATCTTCAATGGTTACCACAAAACGCCATTGTTTATCGGGGCATAATCGTCCACCGTCTTGTAGTTCAACAAACGTAGGAAACTCTATTTCTTCACGTTCAGCCCTACCTTGGCGCCATTGGTCACCCGTCCAAAAACTATAGGCGGGGTGTGCTTTCGTGCTTGGGGTTGAAAAATACGTTTTACGCCAATTTTTATGCGTTGCCATGGCACTGGCTAACTTGTTTAACTCGTCAAACTTGCCAATCCAAAAGTATTCATCAATGTAAACATGGCCGTGATAACTTTGTGCTGTTTTACTGTTCGTGCTTAAAAAGCGTAATTCAGCTTCACCATGAGCAGTATTTAAAACAATAGGGTTGCCGGTTAATTCTATTTCAAAAAATTCATGTGCTATGGCAATAATGTAAGTTCTGAATACTTCAGCTTGAGCACGTGACGCAGATAAAAATATTTGAGGGTCGCCAGTTAATACGGCATTTTCAAACGCTTCACCGGCAAAGTAATAAGTAGCCCCAATTTGCCGACTTTTTAAAATATTACGTATGCGCTGGTGTAGGTTTTCGTGCATCGTTTTTTGATATTCAAAAAGCGAGTCGTACCAGGTGGCAAAATCTTCTTGTGTTAAATGGCTAACATCATTTTTCTTTTTACGGCCTTTCTTTTTACTACTACTTTTATTGTCGCTATTGCCATTGTTATGCGAACCCTTATTAGGGCTATCACCATCAACCGATTGTTTTTTGGTTAAGTCAGCCCGTTGTTTTTTAAGCTTCACATGCTTTTCAATCAGCATGTCTAACTCTTTAATTTGGTTGCCTGTTTTGTCGCTAATATCCGTTAGCATAACAATGCGGCGAGCTATGGCCTCGTCCACTTCTTCTTCGCGCAGCAAATCACGCCAATTGTACTTTTCAGCCCAATAATAAATAACCCGCGTATTAGGTAAATTTAATTCGCTGCGTATTTCGTCGGGTGTCCAGTGGCGCAAATAAAGCCGTTTTGCCGCTTCTCTAATTTCAGGTGAATAAGCCATGTAAATACTGCGTTACTTAATAAGTTATTTAATAAATTGCCCACAGTGTATTTACTTGCAAGTAACTAATAACGCATTAAAAAACCGAGATAATCCTAAAAACAACATACAGGAATTCACAAAAAGCTAACCGCGTGATCAGCCTATTTTTTACCGTTATTCTGCAAGCAATTAAATAACCCATTGCCAACGAGTAAACAAAAAATGCCAAAAAAAACAACAGCACAAACCGGTTGGGTAATTGCTGCCACTGAGGGCGCTACGGTTGATGGTCGCACTATCACCAAACAGTGGATTGAAGAAATGGCCGAAACTTACTCAATAGAAGTTTACACCGCTGTTATTTGGCCTGAACACTTTCGTTCATCATGGGGACCTTTCGAGGGTAAAAACTGGGGAACGGTTGACGCAGTAAAAGCCGCCAAAAAAGGCGGCAAACTGCGCTTATTCGTAAAATTAACCGCGAACGAATATTTACTTGAAGCCAATAAAGAAGATCAAAAGCTTTTCATGTCTATCGAGGCAAACACCGACTTTACCGGCACAGGCAAATGTTATTTACAAGGGTTAGCCGTTACCGACAGCCCCGCTTCAACAGGCACTACCCGTTTAAAATTTTCTATGGGTAACGATGAAATTGAACACGACTACAGCGAATTAGAAGAGCTGCAATACAGTGACTTCATTTTTGCCCATAGAGAACCCAACCAACAAGCGCAAGCCAAAAGCTTAATAACGCAACTCATCAATTTATTTTCAACATCACCAACGGCTGAGGAAGAAACCAATATTGCCGAGGAAACCACCATGACAGAAGAACAACTAGCAGCCCTAATGGGTAAATTTACAGAAGTAACCAACAAAATCGACGGCATTGAAACTAAATTCAATACGTTAGAAGAAAAAGTAAACACGTTTAGTGCTTCACCTGGTGAAACAACCGGTGACGATAAAGACGAAGCCGAAGCCCAAAAAGGCGGTGGTGGTGTTAAAACTGGCGCTGACACAAACGTTACTGAAGAACAATTTACTGCATTAACCACTGGCATTGAATCGCTAACAGAAAAGCTTGGCAATTTAGAAACGCAGTTCAACGCATTAAGCAAAGAAACTGACAACCAAGAGCCAAACCCAGCAGGCCAAGGCGAAAGTATTTCACTCGTTTAAATAAACGAAAGAAAACAAACCAAATAATTTAAACATTTAAGCGAGCAAACTATGCAATTAAATACACAAGCAAGCACGTTCTTACAAGAATTTGCAGCGCAATTATCAAAATCTTACGGTGTTGAAACGGTTAATAAACAGTTCAACATTACTGGCCCGCAAGAAACAAAATTAAAAGCGGCGTTATTAGAGTCGGTTGAATTTTTATCCATGATCACCACCATGGAAGTAGACCAAATTAAAGGCCAAGTGGTTAAAGTGGGTAATTACAGCATTGCCACTGGTCGCAAAGGTGGTGCGCGTTTTGTTACAAGCCAAGACGTAAACGGCCACACATACGAGTTAACCGAAACCGATTCATGCGCAGCTTTAACATGGGCGTTATTGTCAGTTTGGGCAAACGCGGGCAACCAAAACCAGTTCATGAAGTTAATGAACGAAAATGCTACTGAACGTTTTGCATTAGACATGCTACGCGTTGGCTTTAATGGTACGTCTATCGCGGCTAATTCTGACCCAGTGGCAAACCCATTAGGTGAAGACGTTAACAAAGGTTGGCATCAAATTGTGACTGAAAAAGCGGCGGGTCAAATTATGACAGACCCACTGTATTTTGATGTTGACGGAGCCGGTGACTACAAAACGTTAGATGCCATTGCCACTGAATTAAAAAACACATTAATTCACCCGGCATTACGCAACGACCCGCGTTTAGTTGTGTTAGTGGGTAGCGACTTAATTGCCGCGTCACAAACTCACATGATGAACGCTGCAGACAAGCCAACTGAAAAAGTGGCAGCGCAAGAAATGAACAAGTCTATTGGCGGCATGCGTGCGTACACGCCACCGTTTTTCCCTGGCAAACGTATTGTTGTCACCATGTTAAGTAACTTACACATTTACACGCAACGTGGTACTAAACAGCGCAAGTCTGAAAACGTGGAAGACCGCAAGCAGTACGAAGACAAATACTGGCGTAACGAAGGCTATGCAATTGAAGAGTTTGAAGCATACGCGGCCGTTGATGAAGGTGCATTAATCATTGGTCCTCGACCTTAACTGAACAACTCACTGAGTTAACCAGTTAATCACGCGTTACCTTGTGGATAAAAGCCACAAGGTAACGACACAAGGCAAACAAATAAACAGCTACAAGGAATTCACCATGTCAGCCATTGCAAATTTCAAACAGCGACAACTTAAAAAACAAGCAGAACAAAAAAAGCACGCTGAAAAGGTTGCAGAACAACCTAAAAACCAAGCGTTAACGTTATTAGCTAAGTTATTAAACGTAGCAGAGCAAGACGCCATTAGCGAAGCCACCAAATACATTGAAAGCAATATTACCTTTTTTAATAACGATGAAAATACCGACGCTAAAAAAGGCGGCGATGGTGTTAAAACAAACGCTGAACCATCATCAGAAAATGAAAACGTATTAAACCAAGCAGCAAGCAATGTTGAAGATGCCGCAAGTGACTTAGCGTATTCAGCCAGCGATATTACCAACGCTACCGAAGAATTAAAAGAAGTAGCAAAAGAAGTAAAAAAGCCATCACGAGCGGCGCGAAAATCCTCAACTGGCGCGAAAAAAAGCAAAGCCAAAGCCAGCTCGAAAAAGTAAAACTAACGGGCAGCGCAGAACATGCCCCTAGTTTGCATTTACAGCTAATAGACCTTGAAGCAGATTTAAAACGGTTAAAAGGCTTTGTACGCAGAAGCGACAAAATAACGCATAAACGCGACGTGCTTCTACCTAAGTGGCTACCCATAGTAGCTGAACATATTTCAACATTAGAAAGCGAGAATAAAAATGAGAATAACAAAACGTGTGACAATCCTATTTTCAGCTATTGCACTTTGTGGCTGTTCGATGTCTCCAGCCTTAGCCACGGACTTGAATACGCATTCCTTGCCATTAAGCACGGTCAGCCAACCCCACCAAACATTAAACGACAATGGCCCGGACTTATTGCCGACACAGTTTTTGAATGGGCAGAAACTGAAGCTGAACACGGTAGAAGCATCGAACCCTATTTTGGGCAAGTGTTTGAACGTGTCGTTAACGAATGGAAACTCCCTGAGCAAGTTACCGCTAAATATTACAAGTTTGCCGGACTCGCACTGCTTAGAACTAAAAACGGTGACGTTACCCCGTCACACGTTGGCAGCCTCAAGCGGTTACGTCAGGCCGATGCGCTTTTAGAAAAAGCCGCGTCGCTACACAAACACGCACAAGTTAAAACTGTGCGCAGCCGAGTAGCCATGCGAATTAGGGCGTTAGAAGAATTAAACGCACAATAACGACTCCAGACCCTCCAGTGCACTAGCCGAGCTTTTAACAAGCGATTGTTAATAAATGCGTTGACGCTAACTGCACTGAACCCTTTAAGCTGTATTACGTGAGTAAAAAAAAATGTCATTCGGATTTCAAGGTGAAACACAAGCAAGTATTACTATCGACCAAGATAGCGGCTGGCCTGTGCTTACAACGGCAGAGTTTAAAAACCACCGTCGCATCCCTGAGTATTACGAAGAAACAACAATAGCCGACTCACTTAACCGCAGCGTTGCTGAAGTACAACAGCAAATTATTTCCTTTTTCATGAAGCGAAAAGACACGGACGTCACCCCCTTTTTATTTGAAGTAACCAACGGCGCACCAGAATTTAGTGAACCACAAGTAAGCATTTATCGTGGTGCGGTTTACGCCCGTTCACATGCCGATTTAATGGGCTATTTTTCAGCGGTTGACCAAAAAGAAAGCGGCAATAACAAAGCGCAAGATCACGACCAGCAAAACGCTATTTTAGCGCAGTCTAACCGCAGCATTCGTTTATTGCTTGGCCTTGGTCGCTCAGGGGTGCATTCAATATGAGCCACTGCCAAACCACCACTAAATTGCAACAATTAACTAAATTTTTGTTAAGCAGCTTAAGCCCTGCCGTTAAAGCCAATAATATTGACGCATGGCAAGAACGCGGCACATTAGTGCTGAGCGGCAACGACAACGGCGTCTGCAGTTTTCAGGTGGCAAAATGGAAACATAGCGCAGTGATCGCGATTGAAAAATTTCCGCATCAAAAAATAAACCCATACAACTTACTCGCCATGGTGTCGGCATTTTTGCTTGATAGCGACTGGCCGCGCGATGAATTTGGGCTAGACGACCCCGAATTAGACATTGAAGTAGTCAGTAAAGACAACGCCACAATACTGATTGAAGTGATGTTAATAGATAACCTTGATCTCATACCAGACACCCAAGGGCCAATAGTTTTTAATGGGCAAAATTACCGAGTATCGCTTGCCACTATAAACGTGGCCGAAAGCGCAACCGTAAATGTAGAGGTAGAGGCATGAGTTTAGTTATAAAGCCAAATACCAGCCAAGCATTAAACATAAAACAACAATTGCAATTACTGGCACTACCTAAAAATAAACGCGTGCGTGTACTTAAAACATTAGGCCGCCAACAACGTGCTAAAGCCCGTAAAAATATAAGAGAACAACGCACCGTAACCGGGCAAAAGTTTGCCCCGCGTGCCGACGGTAAAAAAACAAAAATGCTTAAGCGCTTAGGCAGAACGTTAGAACCCTATGTAAAAAGCAGCAACCGATTAGAGTTAAAACATAAAGCGGCCATTACGGGGCGAATTGCCGCTATGCACCAATACGGCATAGACGAACGCATGACAGCAAGCCGAATGATACGCATACACGGCCGCCCAAATTACAAAGCCGATTGCACACGCAGCCAAGCAAAAGCATTAGCCAACGAGGGCTACAAAGTACAACGACAAAAAGGCAAAGGTTACCGAAAAGCCACTATTCGCGAAATTATGGCAAGCGTAAACCAAGGCCAAGCCAGTTTAGTGCTGCGAAAGCTACGCGGCAGGGTTAAAAAATCAAGCTGGAGTATTCCCGTAAAAGAACGGGCATTTTTAGGTGACACACCAACCGCCGTGCAACAACAGCTAGTAACAATTTTAGACAGTATTTCTTAACAAAAAGTAGAGGAACAAACTATGTCATTAGGCACAGTACAAGTAAACAATTTAAACTTAGGTCAAGGTGACATAGCCGCTATTGAACGCCATTTTTTATTTATTGGCTTAGCAGGTGTTGCCGGTGAAGAAAGCCAACTATTTAGCGTTAACGCCCAATCAGACTTAACAGACATGTTTGCCGACAGCGACTTGCGCACACAAGTGATTGCCGCGCAAACAAATGCAGGGCAAAACTGGACGGCGGCGGTTTATCCATTAGCCGCAGGTGAAGACCTAACCGCCGCTATCGACAAAGCCAACGAAGTACAAAGCTTTGAAATAATCGTGTTATGCGACGAACAAACCACATCGGGCGACATTACCGACATTCACGACCACCTGTTTAGCCTACAAGCTACATTAGGGCGTTTTGTATCGGGCTTAGTTGCCTTGCCGGGTATTGATGCAGCAACACAAACATGGTCAACGTATGAAGCCGCAACCGTTGCACTACAAAACGGCGTAGCTGCACACTTAGTAGTAGCCGTGCCGCAATTACATGGCAACAACGTAGGCGTATTAGCTGGCCGACTATGCAACCGTAGCGTAAGCATTGCCGACACACCCATGCGA